CGAGAGCAATACCTTCTTGTGTTAGACGGAAGGTTCCTGAACCACCTGTTGTATTTATTAAACCACTGGCTGCACTTATTGCCAATGCTTCTGTAGGATAAAACAGTAACTCATCATCACTCGTATTTTTACGTAGATAATATATTGTCCCAGGTATAAGATTTGTTGGATTTGTTCCTGATACGACTTCAAACCTGAATAAGGTTCCATTTCTAAAAGAACTATACAATGTACTGTGTACATTGATAAGTTTATCTGTACCTAAATCAGCGTCTGTAAACTCAATATCAGGTATAGCGATTCTATCATAAGTACTGGGTACAGGAGTAGGATAAAACATCCCTGCACCTGAAGCTGCATCTCCTGCATCTGTATGCTGAAGTTCATAGATATCTCCGATCTCTGCATAGAGTACAGGATAGTTAACCTGACTAATTGCATTGTCAAAAGCGAAAGGTAAATAACCATAAGCTGAACGGTCTTTATACGTACCAAAATACTTTATCGATCCTACCGGGTTTCCATCATCCTGATTTCGTGTTGGTTCCGGAAGTCTTATACTCACATCTATTTCAGTAGTTGATACAGCTACACCTACTGATACAATATAATCTTGATACTCAATAGATCCTTTTACTACTATTGCTCCTGTATCACCCAAAAAATATTGAGTACCTTCTACAAGCCCAGTAAATCCATCTAATAAACCACCTGATTGTACATACCTTACATCATCTAAAACTCCACTTAATAATAAAAATCCAGCTAATATAGATTTGGATATCTCTCTTTTATCTCCAATAGCAAGTTTTCCATCTGTATCAAAATAAACCAAATCTAATGCAGAAATAGTTGTACTTAAAGGACCGGAAACAGAAGCTGCTGCTCCACCTGTCTTAACAGACTCCCAATTACCACCTTTAGGTATCAGTATTATTGAAGAATCCCCCTCAAGTGTTACTAAGGTAGGAACATCATCATCAATAGTTTGACTTGATTCTGTTGTAAAAGTTACTATACCGGATCCGTTACCCCTACGTTTTATTATCTGTTGATTCTCTGTAGCTGTTGCATCAGGAAGAGCATGTATTTCATCTGAACCTGTAGTTATTTCGTATACTGTAGTAGTTGCTAATATTTCTGTTTTATGAAGTCCATCCAATTTGTCTGCATCTAAACCATTCCCAGTACCCTGTTGTATTCCATGAACAGAAACTGAAGGAGTTATATTGGTATTTTTGTGTGTAACAATATCACTATTCATCTCACTGATAGTACCGTTTTTGTGTGTTAAGGATGTATCACTTGTCCAACTTGTATTAGCTACACCGGCTTTTTCTGCATCGATGTTATAAATAACAGCATTCACTACAGTTAAACTGGCTGCAAGTACTGAAATTTCAGCTATCTTTATCCAGCCAGCTGTAGTAGCAGGCGCTGAAGGAGATGCTCCAGGTGTACCAGCATTTATTTGTACCTCTGTTTTATATTCGGCTTCAGTATATATATCCGATTCGGTAATACTCTCTGTAATAGGATCTTTAAATTGCCTAGTTTCAAGAGTGATATCTTCTATTATTCTTCGAATTTCAACATTATCCCTTCTATCCAAGATAGCATCGGAAGCCGTTACAACCCCGACAAGAGCATTTCCAATCAGAAATGTTCCTACAGTTGCATCTTTGGCTATTCCGGCGCTTATTAAGATAGTCATATCCGGTATAGCAGCTTCAGTGACTACCATTCCATCTAAGATCATACTAGCACCTAAAATATCAAATGCAAAGTCAAAATCTTCCATCAAATTGACCGAATTTCCATTCACGTCAATTGTATAAATTATTTCATTTCCTTCCCAGCGCCCTATTTTCATAGTAATATCCTTTGATATTTTTCTTAATTATATATTATTTAGTAAAATAAGTACAGATTAAAAGATTATACTTGACTTTGCTATTATACAGGTGTAAAATGGAATTAGTTTAAATATAAAAGGAGTTAAAGGTGAATTGGATATTATTATTTTTTGCATTAGAATTTGGATACATTCCGGTATATGAAAGTATTAATATGTTTCCACAGAGCACTGAAATAGTGACAATGAGAGATGCAGGTTATATGCAGCTAGAAACTGAGATAATACTTAAAGATTTTCTTTTCTTTGGGAACCGGTAGAGTATATGTACAGACAATTCCAGATGTTTCAGCTACTTACCCATTAGAACTAAATATAAGCTTTAATACAGGTATTACTATTAATAATGTGGAAATAGGATACCGTGTATTACGGGGATATCCTGTCAGACCTTATGAAATGTACTCTTCACCTCAACAAAGTAACGAAGCTTTTTATGAAGAGGTTTACATTAAATTTTCAAATAGATAATTATCCTACTCGTGTAGCTCTGATTGTCCCAGTACCTCGTAACCCGTATAAACGAAGATCATCAATATTTGAAGAAATAGTTTGTAAATTCAAATACCATGTAGTAGTAGTAGAACGATTAATAATAAGAGTTTTCCCCATATTAGCTCCTGCTTTCGCTACATTAAAAGCAGTTCTTTCTGATCTTAAAGCGGCAGTTAATCGCACATCCAGTTCTGTATTATTTGTATTTGACAGAGTCCCACGCACAAGTAAACCACTCAAAGCACTATCTTGAAGTCCAATACAAGCATCCCATTCCATTAAATACTTTCCAGGAGGAACGGAATTTAGATAAAAAGAAGAATATCCTGTACCTGTAAATACAGTAGCACTATACCAAATATTAATAGTTGGGTTACTATAAAAACCTTCGGCACTGTTAGTAACCTCGTAAACACATCCCCACTGTTCAAGCACAATCCAATTAGAACCATCACATTTAACTTTAACTCTTCCCCATTGCTCCGTTATTTCCCAAATAAGTGTTCCATTTATTGTTTCTGTACCTTCGCCATCTAAAATAGCTGTACCCACTCCATTATCTACTTTCACAAGAGTTATTACTCGCCCTGTGTTCGCAGAAGCTGTTGGTAATGTAACAGTTCTATTTGTTGCACCAGTAGTCATACTTATCACACTTATATGATCAGAATCAGTAATCGTATAATCTGCTGATTTTACAGATAACAATGTATTATCAAGATTTCTATGTGTATTATTTAATACTACGTCACTGTGATCCTTCCCATCACTTACTCTATGAGTATTATTATCAACAATATCAGTTTTCATCTCGCTAATAGTGCCGTTTCGGTGTATTGAAGCCATCGTAGTGGTCCAATTTGTATTATTAACACCAGCTTTTTCAGTATCGATATTATATATGTTTGCGTTTACTACAGTCAAACTGGCTGCAGGAACTAATATTTCAGCTATCTTTATCCAGCCTGTTTCTACTGCTAACGACAATCCAGTACCAGGAGTACCGGCAAGTACCTTAATTTCAGTTATATATTGCACCTCAGTATCTATAGTTGATTCGGTAATATCTTCTGTATCAGGATCTTTAAATTGACGTGTTGCAGGAGATATATTATCTATTAACCGTCTTACCTCTATAATATCCCTTCTATCCAGGACAGGATCAGAAGCAGTTACAACCCCGGCAAGGGCATCTCCGATCAGAAATGTTCCAACCGTGAAATCTTTTGCTATCCCAGAGGATATCAATACTGTCATATTCGGAGTCAATGCCTCGGTTACTACCATACCGGATACAACCATGTTCGCACCCAGGATATCCATAGTAAAGTCAAAATCTTCCATCAAATTGACCGAATTTCCATTCACATCAATCGTATAAATTATTTCGTTTCCTTCCCAGCGTCCTATTTTCATACTCATGATTGAAACTCCCTTGTAAAAATCCCTTTTATTCCAGCTCCTGTTATCATTTCAATTAAACTTTGATAATAAATGTCTGAATAAGAGCTTGTACTGCTGGAAAACATAAAATCCTGATCTGTGTATGATGCATTAGGATAATTAACTGATACATCCCAGGCTGAAGCAAATCCAACTGCAGGACCGGAATCGATATATAATAATTCATAGGCAGGATATAGCTTTTCCCCAAATTCAACCCTGTCCAATAAAAATGATACTACCTTTGTAAATTTGATATCTATATCATATGATCCATCAATAAGCACAAATAATTCTGTTAACTCCCAGTCTCCGGTAATACTAGTAACCGTAATATTCGGATCTGCTATCTGCCAGGCTAAAGTATCAGTATTGAAATAATATGAGTCTGAATCTCTTTGAATAGAAATATTCATTATATCGCCTGGGGTCTCTGAGACAGGCTTTGCAAAGCAATTTAGTATAAAACTACCACTTGTTACAGCAAGTGTCTGTACGACGCTTGTAAATGCCGTAAAATCAAGTTTATAGTCACCTGTGAATGCACCTGCTATAGTTCTATCCCCTGAAGGTGTAAAAACCCATTCCCCGGCTATAGCAAGTTCAAAATCTCCATTTATAAGCTCATCCGTTAAAACAACATTAGGTATATAATATAGTAAATCACGATCTAAATAATAAGAAAATACATTTTTTATATCCCATGGAGTACCCATTCTATCTGATCTCCAATCGTCTTCACGGATTAATAATGATTCCATACGTCTTACAAAATCTACATCTGGTTCACCTTCAAATCGTTTAAGACCTGTAAAAAAATAAATTAATATATCAATATAAGGTTCTGGAAGAATTGATAAATCTGCACCGGTAATTTCACGAATAAAATCATATATATACTCAAGAGGATTTGCAAGAGCTCCACAATTATAGTCATTAGGAACAGTTATAGTAGCTTCTGGAGTAAAATCCTCATCACCCCAAAGAGCCTTATAAAACTCATCTGTTTTAAGTATTGCGGTTAGAATATGTTCATTTACTTCGGTTATTTGACTCATGTTGTTATCGTTGGCGTAATGCTATTAACACGTGCTACCTGAGCAGCTGTTATAATAACATTATCCCCTCCATTTAAAGTAAGTAAAGCTGATGGAATATCAATAACTCCATTGATTCCTTTTAGAAGTCTTATAACTTCTGATTCGAGTACATCAGATCCAACCCATAGAGAATTTATATAATTATTTAAAGCAGCTTCTATCAATAACTTTATTTCACTCGAAGTACTTACATTTGGATCGATTTGAGCAGTATAAACTATATTTACTGGTATAAGCCCGGCAGTTAATACCCTGAAGTTTATTCCAGCAACAGCCCAACCTTGATATGTACTAGTATCATTACCATAAATTTCAAGATATATTTCATCAAGTTTAGCCTGTGGTACACTTCCACTTCCATCATCAACATATACAGTAAAATTAAATAGTCCTGATGCAGGTGGAAAATGATTTTCCACATATGCTGATTGTATTGTACTAACTCCTACAGCAGCCGTAAATATTCCAAATCTATTGGAACCCTGGAGTCCTAATATAAAGTTTGTAAATCTTGCAAAATATTCTGAATTAGATTCTTTATCTCGACCGCCGGCACTTGCAATATTATTTGTGACAGAATTCACTCCAGGGACAGAAGAGTTTAATACTGTTATTGCATCTATCTGAGCATCATAAGCAATTCCAGCTTCATTTGCCGTTATCGGTATAGCGGATGAACTTGTATTACCCGAAAGTATCGCACCAGCAGCAGTTGTTGTATAAAGAAGTCCTGAAGGAGTCCCTACAATCGAACCTATCGGAATAGGGAGTTCTACAGGATCTCCGGTTTGTCTGGAAAAAATTTCCATACCTGATGCAAATAATTCAGGTTTTCTCTGAAAATCAAACGTCTGAAAAGGTATTTGTTCAAATTGAGTTTTAAATCCTCCGGAAACTTTAACAAGCGCCTGATTTAATTGAACTGACATTGCGTTAAACTGTGTATCTAAAGCTGATCCTGAATTAAGATCAGTTATTTTATTTTGATTAGCAATAAAGAATGCTCTCATCTGGGATAGGAATTCTCCAGCTGTTAATATATCCATTATATCCCCTCCCGGTAAACTACGCCAAGCTGAGTGATCGTATCAAACTTAAATTCTTGCTGTATATTATCACCCGATGCTATAAAATTCAATCCATATACATCTATAATTCTTGGATCCTGCATAAGAGTTTCAGATAAAGATACTGCTAAGAATTCAAAAGGAGCCTCATTATTTAAAGCATCACCTATTTGAGCAACTATCCCATAAGATCCATCTCTGATTTGTCGGCCTTTTTTCTCTTCTAATCTAAACCAGATTGCCTGATAAACAGTATCTATCCCTGTTGTTACAGCATAATCTCCCGGATCCGTTATAAAAACTCCATTATTATCCACCCTAGCATCCCTGCCTAATATATCGTCGTTTTCTCCAGGAATATTATAAACCGCATTATTAGCATAACGCACACTAGGTTGTAATAGAGGAACTCTTAATATATCCCCTACTATAAGTTCATCATTTGAATAAATATCATTTAATGAAGAAATCACATCCTTAAAATCAGGATCCCCGAATAGATCACGAGCTAATATTTCAAGCCTGGTATTCTCCTGTATTACAATATCATTAAATCCGTATACTAAAGTAACTACACCGTTTATTGATACAGCTCCTATAGGCTCATATCCGGCATTTTGTTTTGCTGTAACAACAATATTATTAAAAGAAATTTCAATATCGGTTGTATTACGACTTATTTGTGATACCGGATCAATTGTTTCTTCCCAATCATACTTATCCAAAGCATCCGCACCAGCTGCTTTAGCATTTATTAACATAGCTTCTGTAGAAGTTCTTATTGCTTCCCATTGTTGCCGAGCGGTTTCCAGTGTATCATAAGGAAATTCTATAACTGTTAATCCATCATTTATTATATCTTCAGTAGTAGAAAGAACATTCTGAAATAATCCACCCAACTTTTCTTCATATTCTATTACCTGATCTGTAAATCTTACCAGTTCATTAGAAAAATCATTTATAGAATCTATAATACCGATTATATCATCTATTAATTGAGGATTATTACTTAAAAAGAATTCCATATTATCATTAAACTCACTTATAGCACCAGTTACCTTATCTATTGCTTCTCTGATATTACTCAATAATCCTATTTCAGTTCGTGCAAGTTTAGGATTAAAAGTACCTAATATTCTAATTCCCGTTAAATTGATTGAATATGGATAAAAGAAAGGTTTTGCCGAAGTTCTTCTCGATGCTGATTCATCTAAAACAACCTCCCATGCTTCAGTGAATTTACTTACCTTTTCAAATGCATCATCCCGGAAGATATTTACGGTCCCCTTATGAGTAAGATCGTAAAATCTCATAGTATAATTTTCATTACGTAATGAAAATCTCTCAATTCTATTCCTGAATTCAAAATATGCTTCCTGACCTGACAAAGATCTGGGAGCTTTACCCGGTCCAATAATGGTTAGTCTCGATTCTTCATTCCCAGTTTCACCTGATATTGTGATTTTAGAACCATCAAGACCATAATTATCTATAAAATATCCTCCTGGAGTTGGAGTAGATGTAACTCTTTGCGGTTGAACTATTTCAATATTTGTAGGAGGTATTGTAAATGCAAAAGATTCTAATACTGTTTGAGCTTCCCCTGATGGGTTTAGAGAGAGAATCTCAAAATATATTGATCTTTTGTATAAATCTGGAAAAACTGGAGCCATTTTATCCCACCTTTATCTTGTCGGATCCGGTTGTTATTTTGCCAGTTAACGATACTGGTGTACTTGCTATTAATGCTGCTTTCAGTGCTGCTTGAAAAGCTGATGGAGCACCATTTCCAGGCTCTGGGATTGCAACTCCTTTAATTACTGTAAACATAGCATTCCAAAAAGCCCAATAAGCTGAATCTTCTGCTGATGTTGATTGAATAGTATCGTCTTGTCTTGCAACAGGAATACTCCCAGTTAGCTCTAAAACTCCACTTGCATCATTTATAAAAGAAATATCACCGGTTTCCTGATCATAAATTTTTGTCCATCCCCCCGGGAGTATAGATTTATCTCCTCCACTTAAAAGATCGCTTATAACCTGATCATCATTTTCATCCAATGGAGCAGGTCTTATCCAGCCTGAATTTATATCATTTACTGGATGTAAGATTATTACTGCAGAACCTATTGGAGGATAT